CTTCGTTAGCAGGTTGCGATACTTTGCCTTCACCTAATGGGTCATAGGACATTCTATAAGATGCCCTACAAAAACCATAGGTTCCTAACGATGATTTAGTAATTTTAAGCATGGGGCCATTTTCATCATCGGGGTTCCATTGATATGTAAAGCCGTTGTTTAAATCCCTTTCTGTCCATTCTGTAACATAATTCATTTTCCTATCTCCTTTAATTCGTCTATTAATGATGAGGCTTGTTGCCTCGTTTGAACGCTGGATATTACATTTTCTGTTCCACCCAACTTTCTAATGTAGTCCAACTGCTTTTCAGTAGGAGGACCGTCAGTATTTTTAACCACCTTTACGGGTTCTTCCATAACCTTCCTTCTTAAGGAAGCAGTAGTCTCGTCGTGGCAAGGCTTACAAACCTCAACCACATTACTTCTAGCATAGATTAAATACTCCTTTCCGAGTTCTCTACATCTATGTTGTGAAATAATATGATGCCATTCTGTTTTTTCAAAATTATCACCACAAATGGTGCAAATTTTCTGTTTAACCCAAAACTTCTTTTCCTTCTTGTAAATTACTAGAAGGTCTTGTTCTAAGTTTTCTATTTCTTTCTTTTTGTTATTTATTCTTTCATGTAATTTTCTCATACTTTTAACATATGTTCCGTCTTTTTTACCCATATTACCACCACTCCTCTAACCTTGACTGGTTAATGTCTTTTCTATAAAGAGATAAAGGCCACCCCATGCTCTCAAACACTAACGCAGATTTCTTAATAATTTCAGCCTCAGCAATAAATTCCCAATCGGGTGCATAAGTGTTAGTAAGGTTCATTTGGTTGATACTTCTAAAAGCCAAGTATTCTGCTGACTTTGATTCGCCTTTCCATAGATAACACTTCTCCTCTAGGTTGTGATTATTCATTTTGTAATAGTAATAAGAATCACCCTTGGTAATTCTGCCGCCTAGGTCTTGTTGGTTATAATATAGAATACCAGCCGTCCCACCAGCAACCATCTTATATTCGCTTAATGGTTTTCGTAGGCGGCTTCTCTTAACTAACCTCTTTATATCCACCTTGCCCTTGACAATATCCTTATACCATTCATTGCAGTAGGCCACTATTTCGTCTTTATCGTTAAACAATGATACCTTCTTTAAAAGGTTTTCTTGAAACTCTTTCGCTACAGGGGTCTCATTACTTTTCTTCATCTCAAAACCCATTACGAAGAATTTATCCTCATCTAAAAAGGACCCGTCTTTCCAAGAAAGCCAGCCGCAATATCGGTTCTTTTTCTTTGACAGGAAAAACTTAGAAGCAACCTTTTCACATTCTAACTCAACAGGCTCACGAAAAACATCCTTTGAAATGTAGTCGTTAAGTTTTTCACGAAGTTCCAGCGCATCATCAACATCTCTAACCTTGATAAAAACAGAATCCGTATGGCCGTAGATAACTTCGTAGCCTAAGTCTTGTGCCTTAAAAGCCGTCATTCTCATGGCCCTGCGAGCAGAAGCCGTAATTGATTTAGCCATATCCATGTCTGCCCAACCGTAGCCATCCTTTGCTAGAATACCGTAGAATGCATTGACAACTCGCTTAGTAGCCATCTGTGCTGAATCCCACTTTTGGTATTCTTCCTCCGTAGTTGCTTCCGAGCGTAGTTTCTTGTAAGAATCTCTCATTTCCATCAGTTCCTTAACCGCTTGGGGCAATACACCTTCACCGTCCTTGCTAAAATGAATATTCGGACGGCCCGAATACGGTCTTAGGTTCTTTGGGGTTTCCCACCAAACAGCATACCCATCACGGGTTTTACTTTCCCACGAGATATTCATTGAAGCCATCATTGACGGGTATAGAGATTTGAAGTCAAAAATAGCCACATTCTCATGTTGTCCGTAAGTCTTTTCCTCATTGGGGTCCATAACGAAAGCCGCTTCAAACTTCTCCTTTGAACCTTTCAGTCCGGTAGGAGGAACCCAATCAGCCTTCTTCATAAAATACACGCCAGCCATCTGTGAATTGTGATAAGTGTTTTCAAATGGACAACCAATCAAGCGTTGTAGGGCTAACTGATTCTCACTAACATTGAGTTTTTCATCAATGTCCACACACAATTTTACATCTATTCGTGCATATTCCAAGTAAGTGTCCGTGTCTTCAAGCCAAGCCCTTTCGTAAAACTCGTTGTCTTGGAACTTAGCAGAAACAACCTTACCATCATTCTCAAGAACCAACTTAGAACAATCATCCAACTTCAAAGAAGGTAGAGTCCCCATTTGTGAATCAGTCCACAAACGCTCAAATCTATCCATCAAGCAAAAGGTCAAACGACCCTTAATTGGTTGGCCGCTATTATGGTAGTTTTCTACTTTAAGGTTCCACCCAACAGGTTCACCACCAGCATAACGCCTTGAAACATTCTTGATTTCCCCATAGGGAGACATAAGCGTAGGGTTAATATTCAATTCACACATACGAGAAATAACTTTCGGTATGTCAAAACCAAGCAAATACCACCCAATAATCATGTCGGGGTCTTGCTCTTGCATTAAGCGAATAAACGCATAAAGCATATCAGTTTCATTGTCATACACTTCAAGCCATTCCTGTTCCTTGTGAATAACTCTTTCAGCAAACCAAGTCATTACAGTAGGTTTCTGTGTGTAGTTATCGTAAATACTCAGCACCGTAATTTTCCCATCGTGTTCTCCACCCACTTGAGTTTCAATATCAAAATACCACTTGCGTAGGTTGTATTCGGGAATCTCGTAATCCGAATCAATACACCAAAGCCTAGCCGCATCCACATCACCTTGATAGGTTCTCTCAGTTTTGTGGATTTCCTGCATAATATTGTATCTATCGTAGGGGTTCTCGTAGTAATACTTTACGAGAGGGGTTCCTTCCAAGTTTTTACGGTTAGTGGGACTTCTAATAAAGTCCACCCTCCTACCTCTCGCAATTATACTTCTACTAATTTTAGTATCAATGGGTAGATAAAAGTAGGGGCGGCATTCAAATGTTTCTTCCTTTCTTTCATCGTTAATATCCCGATAACGAAGTTTAATCCTGTGTTCGTTGTTCTCTTGAATCGTGTTTATCATCATTTTCATCACTCAGTATTTCAATCTCAATGTCGTTTTCTCTTAGTTCATACTGCATTTGGTTTTGAATGTAGTGAATAAGGTGTTGTTTTAGTTCCTTAGCGGAGGTATCTCGCCAATACCACCCACCCCTCACTAAGAGGTTTAGTTTAAATTTAGGACCATCACTCATGCAAATCCCTCATCATTTGTGCAAAGTCTCTTCCGTATTTCATGGTGAGTTTAATATCCTTAAACTCCTGCAATAAGCGTTCTACATAAACACTTGCATCCATTAATTCCTCTTGGAGATGGGTAAGCCATTCGTGAACAGAAAGGTCTTCTCGTTCCATTGTTGTGCCGTATTTCTTTTTGCCGACTTCTGCTCGTTGTTGAATTTTTTTGCACACTTCATCTTCGTGTTTGCTCATTCTTCTCTCTCCTTATATTCGTATGCCCATGTAATTTGGTCTGTTAAATCCATAGAGTATTTACGATGAATTTCTTGTAAAAAGATAATCACATCGTCATGTCCTGCAAACTCACATAGTTCGTTAGTATCGTGTTGGTCATAACCTTGAATATCATCAGCGAACCAAACCGCTACCTTTAACATACCATCATATGAACACCCATCTAACTGTTGTATCATTCTTCTTCCTCCATGTTCATGTTTAGGATTCTATCAAGTAGTCTCACCTGTCCAATCAAATATAGAATAACCCCACTATTACTCTCACCATACATTTTGAGAAACTGTTCTAGTGTTGTGTTTCTCTCATTCAAGTTATGCATTAGCGTATAGTGGAGTTGGGTTCTCATTGTTGCTAGAATAGTCAACAAAATTTCTCTTTCCATATTTAAGCCTCCAATCTAGGCGCACGAAGAATAGTCACTCCACCGTTCACAAACACAAACGGCATATCATCATCGTAGTAAATGTAAGTCCATTCGTCCTCTCCATGCAAAATGGGTTTAGCCATAGGCAAAGAAAACGAACCAATACTTGGTTCAGTAGTAGAACCTTCAATAGCATTAATTCGTGTGGAGAAGTTTTGTGAACCCCTGTGAGAAGAAACAGTAAGAACTTGACCCTCATACCCAAGGGTATAAACAGATGTTCCAACCTTTTCAGCATTTTTAAAACTATCTACAAGAGCATTTGTGTGAACCGCTACCTTAGTATTGAGAGTTAACTTTTCTGTAACCTTCAAGAACTCGCTTTCTTCGTGGTCTGTTTCGCAAATAGTAGAAAACCTCCCCATAACATGGGCGTATTGATGTCTTTCAAGTGAGGGTAATTCAGCAATAGAATTACCATAACTAACCTTGATAATACCATCTACGGAAACGACACTACATTCTTCATCCGGTAGATACTTTAGCAAGGTGTCAGCATTGACACAAAATCTACCGGGTGTTTCGCACTCCATGTGATAATTTTCAACCCGAACATAAGTAGACATATCACCATTTTCAATAATTAGGTTTTTTCCTGTAGCCGTAATCCGAATCTCGTTCCCAAGACTTGAGTTTTCACTACTTAATCCCCTGTTGTATTTCCCCTTAATAAGGGAAACATTAATATCATTCTTCAATCTTTTTCCATTCATTGTAATTTTCATGTGTTTCACCACCAATTTGTTCATAACTTCTATACATAATATCACACCATTAATCGTTTATTCAAAGGTTGTTTTCCTTGACTTCGGGAAGGCCATTCCATGTGACCTTGCCCTTTTGATTCTCAAAAATTAAGAAGGATTGACCTTCATTTGTTGCATTGGTTTTAGACTTTGTAACCTTTGCATATAGGCTAGTTTTACCATTTCGTTCTTCACGATAAGTGTAAATGTGTTGGTAAAGTTTAGCCGTAGTAGACTTTTCCCAATCGGGCTTTTGTCCCACAACTTCAAACCCATCATGCACTTCTTTCATGTGCGTGATGAAAAACTTATGGCACTCCAATTGACAAGCCGCTTTAAACAAACGCTGGTATTCTTGCGTCCGAGCAAACCATTGGGTGGGAACCATTTTGACTTTATCAGCCTGTCGTGGGTCATTACCTTTAATATGGTTTAGCCGAGCAATCATATTTGTTGTATCAAGCCAAGTGTCCAAGCCATCAAAAACGATGGCCTTAACTGCTTCAACCTCAATTTCCTCTTCCTCATCTTCAAGACTAATTTTCTTAGTTTCAATTGCTTCTTTAACCATTCCAATAAAGAAACGGGCCATATCAGCAGTAGCCAAATAATCAATAGTCATATCTTCTTTGTAGACATGTGGGTTATAGATAAAAACCTTATCATCGGAAGACCAATGTTGTCTCCATGTAGGTTCTGCTCCTTCATCAAAGTCCAGCACAAAAACCCAATGTGTTTTCTTCTCTTCTTCCGTTCTACAATCCAAACAAATACCTGTTTTTCCAGTTCCGGGGTCGCCCGAAACACCACAAATCATAAATGCTGATTCATGCTTCAACAGATTTCGTCGTTGTGTAAACGCTCTTGCCTTTGCCTTAGCAAAAGCCGTATTTCTTTCTTCTTCGTTAACGCTAGACAAAATTTTGCTAGCATTTCCTTTTCCTTTCAAACTCATTCTTCTTCCTCTCCTTTAAATTGTTCTTTTAGTTGTTTTAATTGGTTTTCATGCACAATACGGGTGAACATTTTCCCACTTTGTCTCATGTGAAAACGAACACTATACATGTCGTCTTCTTGGTGTCGCCATTCAATGCTTTCCACCTCTTCTAAATCCAATAAAATTTCATTCATTCGTATAATCATTTTTCTTCCTCCAAATGTATAGGCTTCGCACCTATCCGTATGTCATTCAACCGCCACATATACACGGCTGATACTGTCGCTGTATCTCTATGCCGACAATACCATAAGTTCACAGTTCATCTAGCCTCTCCGTAAGGAGCAAAAGAGCCGAAGCCCAAAGCCCTACAAAAATACCCAACTGTTGGTCGTGCAAGGCATAAATACCAATGCTACCAACAATTGAAACTAGGCTACTGTAAAGTCCAATTTTCTTCCAATCCATTGTAATCACCAATAGTTGAGAGAGTCTCCATCGGAGGTATCAACAGATTCAGCCAGTCCCGTAGCCAAACGAACATTTAGTCCGTATAGGTTGATAGAAACTGGGTTGTATTCGCCATTAATTGGGATTCCGCTTTCGTCCTTCTTTTGTGATTGGCTGGTTCGTCCAATAACGACAATATCCGAGCCAACCCCAAAGTCAATGTCCACATGGGAAGGAACCCAAATCGGAGTTGATTCGGGCATATCCTCGTCTTCAAAGCCATAATTAGCATCAAGAGGTTCAATCCAAATAACACGGTTTCCGGTGTTTTTATTGACGGTCAAGTTCATGCTGGTGACGATACCATCCGTTACAGTAATTTTCAATCCCTGTTGGGTTTGAATTTCTTGGTGGTA